AAGCATTAAGCCATAATTGTCGTACACGAATATCAGACTGTCTTCCTGCGGTTTGGTCCCATAAAGATAAATAGCCATCCGAATCCTGAACCCCAAATCTGTGCTCATGAGCCCCTTCTACGGCTAATCCAAGAGCATGTATCAACCTATATGCATTAGTCCCACCAAACTGGTCCTTAATATGGAGCTCTCCATTTGTATTATCTAACATAAGCGCTGTTTGCGGTGACCCTGGAAGTGTATTACCATTGCCGTCAGTTCCATACAAATTTAATGCGGCAGGTCTACCACCACCACCATATATAGTAGGATTTACATAGTAGTCCATTCCTGCATTTACAGTAATATTGCTGTTTAGCATTAATCTTTTTTTGCCTTTAATATACTTCCATATCTCAGTCCCTGCTGTGTAGTCAACAAGAGACACACTATCCGATAGGAACCTAAAACCAACGGTGGAATTATAACCACGAATAAAGTTCTCCGTACCATCACCAACAAAGATGTTACTGTTAAAGGTAGCCTTAGTGGCTAGATTTAATCCACCGTCTGCGTTGATTTCCATTGTCCTACTGGATTGGTTATATGACCAAATCCCCTTAGTAATTTGAGGATCCCAGTCAAACGCTCCAAAATTATGTCCATTCCAGTAAAAACCAATACGGTTGTTATTTCCTTTTACATGATGTTCTGCACTATCATCAATCAAAAGATCTCCACTAAGCGTGCCGCCCTTCAACGGCAAGTATGTCTCATCTATGGCATTTCCGTTTTTATCGGCAATTGCTTTATCGGCTGTGCCTGCAAGATCCCCTTTTACGCCACCTTCAGCAATGAGCTGGCCGGTCATAGTATCTCCGGACTTTTTAACATACGTCTTCCTTATATCATTCCCGTCTTTATCGCAAGTGGCTGATGCTGCATTACCTGCTATTCCAGTCTCGTGGGCATCAGTGTCATTATTGTGGTCGGATACTATTTGCCGAATTAAAGTTGTAGCACTTCCAACAGTAAGTAAGCCCGCCGCATCAATTTTAGCAGTGACTTGGCTTGTATTGCTGGATAAGATACTAATATTAAATTCTTGTGATACAACTGCCGCATCGCCCTTGGTTTGTAGGTAATCCGGTGTATCATCCGTTGTTATCGCATAAAGTATTTCTCCAGCATCCGGATCCATTGCAAATACACCCAATTCGCGTAAATAATAACCTATAGATAAGTCAAAATTTGTTACTATTCCAGTTAGTTTGCAAATGCTATCTTCTGCTGTAATTGTTGTTATGCCAATGACTTGCATTGGATTTATTAATTCCGATAATCCCTCCAATGTCTGACTATTATTCAATTCACCGTCGCCAAGTTTTATTTTTGTCAATTCCAACTTAGTTTTCCCAGCTTCAACTTTTGCCTGTAGTGTTTTCCCTTTATCGGTTAATATCACACTTTTCCAATTTGCCATATTTTACTTCACCTTATTTACCCTTTCATCGTTTATGACAAACCTATTACTACATTTTTATGCATCCACGACATGCTCCCAATATAGATTTTCGCCTCTAACGTCCGCGAAAATTCAACACCGTCTAACCAAGACCGTTCATTTTTTGTCATATTAATGGCCTTTGTCAGTTTCGCAATTGTCTTAGCATCACTTATTGGACCAGTTATGAGTTTTACACGAAAATGGTACGGTTCACCACCATATTCAAACCATTCTTCTACTTTTGCATGTTCAAGAATTGCAGAAACAACCGTCTGGACAGCATATGGTGTTCCTTTATGCCGATGAACATCAATCGACGTTCTAACTAAATTGCACTTTTGTTCAAGGGTTACACCTTCATCATAAAAATCCACATGATATTGCCATGCCAATAAGTCGACAACAGCTTCAGGTAATTGATCTAACCTAGAAAGTATTAGACACTCTTCAATAGATTGGCTTATTTCATGCAGCTGCGGAGTTACCGCCGCACTTATTGCTTTTGCTTGTGGATCATTTTGAATTGCTGGCGGCATGATTTCAGACCAGATAATATCTTTTATTGTTCTACTCATTATCAATGCCTCCGTAGTTCACCAAAACATTCCCCTCTTTAGCTACTTCTGTATTTTTAAGTAAAATATATCCTGGAGATGTTATGGTTACTCGACTAGCACCTGCAACTTTCATTTTAAAATTTAATTCCGAAGGATCCACAGCCCGTCCCAACTTAGATTTTTGCCATACCCGATATTCATTTATAGCCGAAGTTACCGCCGTCACAATACTATCAACAAGATTCTTGTTTGATTTACTAATATAATACGTTACATTGATATCATAAGTGACTTGTGTCGGAGCAACGGTCGAAACGTTATCCGTTAACGGCCGAATCTTACTATCTGAACAAATCGTCAAAACATCCGCCAAGATTTCCTTTTCCGGTAGTTCCCCACCATCCATGAGGACGCATATTGCTACACAGCCGGGTGATGGGCTATAGGCTTTTACGTCAGAAATAAGACTTGATGCCGTTTTTGCCCAATACTCATAAGCCCCCGTTGGTCCCGCGCAAGAAAAGCTTTCCGGGGCTAGTTGTATGCGTTCACGAAAATCATCATCTGACTCTGCATCAGCACCACCCGCACTGGCTGTTATATTCGCAACAGCTGAAACATACGCGACAGGGTCGACAATCGTTATTAAATCTCCAATTACATAATTATTTCCGATTGCTCCGGCTATCTTACTCGTGGCATTTATATCTCCTGTCAAGTTTCCCGCCGGGATTGTCAAAGCCGCAGTTGTGGAAAAGTAAACTCCATCACCAGCAGTTATTCTAGTTCCTGCTGGAATTGTCGTGCTAACAGTACGTTCTTTTGTCAGTGTAAATCGCAATGTCGTCGTTGCTGTTTTAGCGGGAATTCGAGTGCAGCCAACTTGTATCCCTATATGATCTAAGTAATAGCCATCTGCATAGGCAAGCAAATTTCTTTTTGCGGATTTATCAATAGCGCAACGCTGTCCAGCAATGATCGGCACTTCTGATTGCAATAATTTCTTTCGCGGATCTGCATCAGCAAGACTTATTCCTGCTGTCTCTTCATATTGATTGATAAGTTCTGTTTCAATTTTCAATGCATCTTTTTCAGCAAATGTGATGCTTGGTAAATTGCTTAAACTACTCATTTATTCTCACCCTCACTGTCCATGTCGTCACACCCTCATCCCCTCCGAAAGGTGTCAATTTCACTAATGTTGCTCGTGGTTCATAGTTTTTTAATGCCGTCATCATCGTTGCTGTAAAAATTGACTGTACCAAATTTTGTGGTCTGTCTAAAACCTTACCATCCCATGCAAATTCACGAGCCATCGGGCAACTGTTGGCAACGCTTGAAAAAATCATGGCCACATTCTGCAAAATTTCCGCTGTATCCGTGGCTGAAAAATTGATATTCAAATTTGCACTTAAAGATACATCATATTCAGCCACTTGCAGTCACTCCTTTGTCATATTCTTCCATCGTAACATTGACAATCGCTTGAACTGTTTGCCCTCTATTATCTTTAATACGGTGGTCTTCCGACAGGGATGGTATAATCCAACTGTTTGTCGTTATTGGCTTATTGCCAAGAATAAAATCACAAACAACACCGCCATCACGTAACTTTCGCAATTTCTCCAATTCCGTTTCTGGCGATACGCCTAAATCTACCGACAAAAATATAGTAAATGTGATTTTTTCTAATCCAGGTCCTAAAAATTCTTTCAATGGCTTATGTTCCGTGCCAATAATTTCATGCGTTGCCCAACGGCCTTCGGCAGATCGCTGAAAATTATCAATTGTCATGAGTTTAAAGTTCGAACTTGACTTGAACAAAGAAAAACTTGATGATCCAACCAGTTTACTCGTTAGATTGTTAGCAAGTGACTTAAAATCTGAGAAATCCGATTTGTAATATGCCTCAAAAACGACTTGAATAAATTCATTTTTTGCCGCTATTCCTTGTATAACTCCTATGCTCATGCTGGACCTCCTGTGTTGCTGCCACCTGGCAATATCCCACTATGGACATGTTCATCCAGCGATATACCAGCCGCCTTAATATCTCCGCTTGATGTTATCCCACCAGTCAACGTAATATTGCCCTTAATGACGATATTCACTGCTTCAATGGTCAATGTACTTGATTCTTTGTCATATTCTACCAACCCGCCATCAGCGAACCGAATGTATCGTTTGCTTGCACTGCCTGCTTTCGGGGCGTTGCTCAGGCCTCTAACACTAAATAGCACATACCCCTCGGCATTGCCAGTTGGCATAAAAAAACAGGCAACCTGTTCATCGACTTCCGGCATCCAATAGTAATCATCACCGTTCGCGCCAAATGCCGGCACCTGCATCCAAGGAGAAACCGTTCCAAGATCATCAAAATCAACTCGTACACGTTGACTGCCTGCGTCCAAATCACAGACTGTTCCAATGCGGAAAAGATTTTTTGTTTTATTGTCCATTAATATCCCTCCAAGCACCTTCGAAGCTGTAGACTTGTTTCATCGCCACTATTGCTTTGACCATGCACAGCCTGTGTCACAATCCATTTGCCATCATATTTCCCGAAATTCTTCATTGTAATATTTTGTGAAGCACTTATTTGTAAATCATCTAAAATTGTCATGCTCATATTCCAAGCCTTAGAATTTTTTTCACGTAATGCTTTCTTTGCAATTCGCTCAGCTTCACTTTCACTCTCGAAACGTTCCCGAATAACAAGCACCCTTCCAACAGGTGGCGGATTTGGCGGCGTATAGGTATGATCCATTTTCACCCGCCCTTTAGGGCTGCGATAGGTCACTCTGACGGATGAATAGGTATCATCAATTGTGCCACGTCCGCGCCATTTTTTAATTTGCGACGTTTTAAAATCAATGGTCAAAACTGGATCCGCTTGCTCGTATTCAGCTTCATCGAAAATTATGACTTGCGAATCAGACACCTTTAAAGCCAGCCCCGAATCATTACATAACTTTTGCAAGAATGGTAAATCTTGTTCTTCAGTCTGTTCTTTACGATCGTATTCTGGATCATTTACCACATCGTAATATAGTTCCATGCCTGCATCACTGGCTATGTCATTTGCTATAACGGATAATTTTGTTTTCTCCCATGCACGATTTTTGTCCTCACCTTTTAACGTGGTGCTTTGAAATACGGATAGAGCCTTAATGGTAACCTCTGACGGCGGATAATTATTCTCTATTTCGTCAATTTCAAATACGCCTAACGGAAATTCCTTGGTTTTATTTTCAGATGTCCAGTTTGTTCGCTTCATGGTGGCGGTCAGCTTTGCGCCGTGCTCCGGATACCAATCTCCCATCCATAAATGGTCACGATCTTCAAGCGTTATCTGTAAATCGTCAGATTGTCCGGATAAATTATCCGTGTAAGACCAGCCTTTCAAATGTGGCCTTAGGTCTTCGGTTATATTTGTTTTTTCATATACGAGATCAAGGCTCGTGTTTCTTGCAATCATGGCGTCGTTTTCCATGGAGGTAAATTTGTTGTCTCACTGGTTGATAATTTTGGTATTACCAACGTTACTCCCGCTGGAAAAATAACCGTTTCAACATAATCCTTGTTAGCATCCATAAGATAATGCATTTGATATTCATCACCATACACGTGATAAGCGATTGCATCCCACATATCGCCTTGTTTCGTGGTATAAGTATTAGACGCCATAGCTCACCCTCGCATTCTGATGCGCAAAATCTTGCGCCTGTTCAAAGAAATTTTTCTGTTGCCGGTCAGCTTCTTGCATTGTACCCGCATCATTTCCCGAAATGGTTGGCGAATAAGTGAATTGAAGTACTGCTCCACCACCTGTTCCCATTCCTAAAACCTCACCAGCACGCTGCCATAAACTGACTGCCCGCCGTGATCCATCCAAAGGAATAGCTGCCTCCGGGGATTTTTCAGCAAATGTCGTAAGAAATGCACCTTTATCATAGATGCCCCCGTTCGCATTGGATGCAACTTGTCCGCCGCGTCCAGCTGAAAAACCTATCGTGAATTGTCCTTTTAGATTCTGCCAAGCATTTGATATATAGTTTGTTACCATTCCCGGAATCTGACTAACCCAATTCACAACGGAATCATAGGCTTGACTGCCCCAGTTCTCAGCAGATGCCACAAATTCTGCACCCGCTGCCGCACACGTTGTTGGTAAGTTCATTAGAACAGTTCCTGCCGTAGTCACCGTTGTTGTTATCCATGTCGTAGTTGAGTTATATGCTCCACTTAACCAGCTTTCAGCTGCCGCGATAAATTCTGATCCAGCTGCCATACATTCGGCTGGCAAATTCATTAGAATGGTTCCCGTTTCTGTTACAAAAACACTAATTCTCCCAGGCAATGTATAAAGATAGCCCACGGCATAGCCTATTCCGTAAGCAATTGTTCCTGGAATATTTAGGATTGCATTTCCTACACTTGACGCCCCGCCTTTATCCTAGACCATCCGTTGTCTAGTCCAGAGACAACCACTGCCCACGCCCCACTGAGTTGTTGTACTTACCGTTTGCCATGAAGTTCCCCATAAAAGTATGAAGCAACGAAGAGCTTCAGGCGAACCGTATATAATACACCCGTTAGGGGTTGCTATGATTCTTAAGCAATTGTTCCTGGAATATTTAGGATTGCATTTCCTACACTTGACGCCCCCGCCTTTATCCTAGACCATCCGTTGTCTAGTCCAGAGACAACCACTGCCCACGCCCCACTGATTGTTGTACTTACCGTTTGCCATGAATTCCCCATAAAAGCCGTTAGGCTATCCCAATTTTTATATAAAACATAACCGATACCAACGACAGCTGCTAATCCTAAAACAATTAAACCCAATGGATTCGCATTCATGGCTACATTTAGAGCCCATTGTGCCGCTGTTGCTGCTTTCATTGCCCCTGTTGATAAAACCATTGCTGTTCTATTTATAACTAATTGAGCCTTTTGATTAGCTAATAACAACCGAATCGCCTCTGCCTGCGCTTTATATTGGTTCATAACAAAAGTTACCGATAGCCATGCCACTCTAAAGCCTACAAGTCCAACTCCCGCCAAAATAATGTTGTTTGTCAATTCCGGATATTGTTGTTGAAATGCAAGTAACCCCTGCGCTGCTGTTTGAAATTCTCCCGCAATCATTTGTACACTTGGCAAAAATGATTGCGTTAGTGATATGCCCGTTTCTGCTGCAGCCTGTTTCACCCCTTCAAGTGCAAACTGTGTTGTTTGCATTTTAGCCTGGAATTCTTTTTCCATACTCCCTTTACGAGCAGAATCATTTAGTAAATCGAAATTTCCTTTCAATTTATCCATACCAGCAGCTAACGAAGAAATATCGTCTTGATATTCAGCCCCAAATAAACCCGTTAATATTTCGGCTTTTGGTGCAGCATCTAATCCATTTATTTGATCAAGAAGCCCAAATATCGTACCTTTTGAGTCACTCATATAAGATGCTTGCAAATCTTTTGCACTAAGACCCAAGCTATCCAATGCCACCTGGAATGATTTTGCTTGTGATGGTGCCGTCGCAATCCTATTCATTAAAGCATTTAACCCCGTTGCCGCTATTTCCGGCGTTTTACCAAGGTCAATCATCGTCGTGGCTAAGGCCGCTAATTCATTGCTACTAAACGTCGATTGTGCCGCAGTCCCTGAGATACGTTGCAAGGTTTCAATAATTTCTGGACCTTTTGCGGTTGTTTGATCATCTAAATAGTTGACCGTATCCGCCAAGTCCTTAATTTGCTCTCGACCTTCTACTGTGTCAATTTTTATTCCTCGAATATTTGCGATTTTTGCCATCTGTTCGGCGATTTGATCGCCAGAACCTTCAAAAGCAATTCCCATTTGAACAGACATTTTAACAAAATCATTAAGTGCCTCTTCACCTTGCACGCCCATGCGGGCCGCCGCTGCCGTTGTATCTGCAACGACTGTCGGCAACATGTGCATCTCACGACTTAAATTCATGATATTGGATTGCATCGCATAATAAGTCGGTGTCAGCTGAAGGTTGTCATCACGTGCGCCTTGGACCTGTTTCGCCACGCCATTCATGGCAGTTTCGAAATCGATTGCTGATTTCGTTGCTGCCACCAATGGTGCTGCTATCATTGCTGTATCAACAACTTGACCTCTTATTTCGCCAGCCCGCTTACTTGATTCATCATACCGTGATTGCGCTACTTTTAGCTTTGATTGTGCCTGTTGCGTCTGCTCTAATTGCGATTTTAACCTGGCTTGTGATTCTTTATAAGCCTCTACGCTAAGCTTGCCATCTTTGTATGACGAGTCCAAAGATTTTAAGTTTCCGCGCAAAGCTACCGATTGTGCCCCTAATGTGTGCATTTGAGCAGTAACAGATGAAAATGAACTTACTAAGCCCGCCCCCATACGTCCGGCAATCTCCAGCTGGATTTGAAACAGCTTGCTCATTTTTTATGTTTCCTCCTTTCCTCCACATTTTCAACAATATCTCCAACCCATTCATAAAACTCACTTAGAGGCAATGCCAGCCAAAATGATACTTTTTCCCATTCTGTTAAATTTGCCGCTGTTTTTCTTAATTGTTTTCCCGGGCACCTGGTAATGCCCAGCCGAATAAAAAATTAGCGGCCTGCGTTGTAATATTAATAAAATCCATGCCATTCATGCCAAGAATATCGTCGACATTCAGTGGATGATCTGCCGCTTTAGCAGCAATGATTGCCTGGAATGTTTTTGAATAACATGCATCCGGGGTATTATCCCCAAGCGTCCGGGCTTCTTTTTCAGCCGCAATAATGTCATTTCCTGTAATTTTATCAAAATCAAATTTCAATTCAGTGACCTTTTTTCCGTCTTTTGTAAATGCCTTTTTCAATTTCATCAAATATCTCTCCCTTTATAAAAATCGGCCCACGCCATTTGCTGACGTGGACCTTTTTAACTTATTGTTTTATGTTTTTTAGGTTAAACCTAAAGCGTCTCTAACTTCTGACAAGGTGTCATTTGCATTTACCACATACTTGTAATTGATTTTATCAATTTCAAGGGCTGTCGTATCGTTAATTATATACTTCAGATACACGAGATTCAGTTCTATGGAACTTGCATTCGCTCCATTTGACTCTAATTTCTCCAGTTCCCCTTCCGATGGAAAACCTCTTACAACAATTCTGACTTTATCATAACTACGACTGCCTGCGGCACTGTCATACTTCTGAACCGCTGATCGAAACTCTAAACTATGTCCGACGCATTCAAGCAGTCCCAACATCGGTAAATTCGTTGTTCTAAAATTTATTTTTAGCTTTAATGCTTTTGTATAGCCTATTGTCGGCGTTTCCATCTCTCCCAAAATTCCTGCACCTTTAATCGTTTCACTTTGCAAAGAAATTTTGGGCAATTCTACATCAACTACGCCTAAAAGCACATTTCCATCTTTATAAGCACGATACCCGGCGATGCGCTCTGGTAATACATTAATATCACTCATTTTTTAGATTCCGCCCTTCTTTTTTATGAGAATAATGTTTTTAGATATGTTGCATCAAATTCCAAAACAAATTCCATATTCTCATTTGGTAATGGTGGTGTCATGTGAATATGAAACCGATTGATCCCATTTAATAAATCTGTTTCCGGATTTTCTTCTGCCTTATATTCCACATATCCGCCTAAAAGTGCTCCCTTTGCAGTTAACCCATTCAACCAAATATTGACTGAATCAACAACCGTTTGTATCAATACTTTATTAGTCGGCGAATCAACTTTCTGCCAATACGTTATAATAATCGTATTTCCAATCCAGTTGAACATCCGGCGCACTGGTATCCATGTATCTTTGGGATCAGTTGACGTCGGGTAGATGCCTGTACGGTTTCCCCAGGCTTTCCAAGCGCCCATAAGATTCATTGCTGTGACAATGCCCTTACCATTCAGATATGCTGCTTGGTCTGGGCCTAAAATAATTTCAGCACCCTTCGCATTCTGAATCCCATCAATTTGCATTGTTTGATTTGATGGACTGACATACGGAATGTCGTCATTTTTTGAATCCGTATAACAAATCAGTCCAATAAGCTGTGTGCTTAAACGAAATACTGTCGAATCCAGCACGCCTTTGGGCCAGCAATTGATTTGAAATTCACTAGTATAATTATGATTTGACTTCCAATCATATACTTTTGTATAGATATCTGCACCCTCATCCGTGTTATCAACATCACATACTGCCATTGCTTTAAACAGCATATTGATTGATGTTGCTTTTGCCTTTAGTATTGCGGCCACTGATGATTTTTCCGTCCAGCCAGGTGCAGCCAAAAGCCCTGGGATTAAACCTAACTTAGGAAATATTTGATCAATACATTCACTGCCGGTTACAGCTCCGGTCGTTGCATCTACACCACCGATAATATCGGTTGATTTCACTTTTTCCGGATCCAGGTAGTTGTACGAAACATACATCGTCGTTTGCCCCGTGAGTGCTCCGCCCGTAATTGCTGTAATTAGAGGTTTCTTATCATCATTAAAGGCTACAGTATAATCGGTTCCTTTCGCTAACTCTTGGCTAGCCTGTGTAATTTTTACTTTCAAGCTGTCTAGCATTACTCCAGTTTGGTCAATTGTTGCCATTCCGGCTGCTAATGGAATCGACATATCCGGAACGACTGTTTTGTGCGTTGCAGGGTCGAGCACGTTAATAAATACGACTGGCGCAACCTGGTAGAGTTTGAACAGCACATACATCGCTTCACACAGCTCGTAATTCTCATAATCATCTGTATACCCCAGAGCTGCTACAGCTTCAGCGTAGGTATAAGCCAATAAAGGTTTATTGACATACGCCGCCGGATTCGAGGTCAAATTCACCGGCGCCCGGCCAATAAAAACCGGCAAGCCAGCACTGACTTGCACTGGCGATGTCACCGAAGTTGCAACTTCTGAGGTATACACTCCATGTTTATAATCGCTCATTTATATTTTCACACTCCTTTAATGTAATTTACAGCCTCAGCGTACCAAGTATGATAAGCTGATCCCGTTTTTCCTATCAAATTGATTGTTTCTGATAATTTTTCGACATCGACGAATAGTTTCTTGATTGCAGGGCATTCTCCGAAAAGCTCGTCATATCGTTCCGGTATTCCGCCTTGGTACACCCGGAACCGATTCAATCCCTCTTTTGGAATATGGGGTCCCATATAAACTAAACTATTTACAGCCTCTTCTAGCGGCGTTGTAACCACTGTCTTCATCGTTTTGGTTATTGCGGGCACACTTACCTGCAAGGAATCCTCTGACATCTTCATTTACCTCCTGTACATTTGGAATTTCAATATTTAAAGTAAAAGTACCATACCACTCTGGTGGTCCTTGTTCTTCCGGGATTTCACGTTTAATTGGCAGAGCTACACGATAGCAATCTCCTACATTTCGATGTTCCAACAAATATGTCTTGATTGGATTCATAATCGTCAAAATTTCACGCCAACCCTGCTCATCATCCTCGGAATATGCAATACAAATGATTTTTATTTGTGCAGTCGTATCATCATCTGTTGATTCATCACCTAAGAGGCGAACGATAACACACGGTATATCTTTCTGGTCCAATTTCGGATTTTTAGGAGGAAGATATCCTCGAACAACCTTAGGTGCTGTATATTCGCCACCTTTTGTTGGCAACTGCAAAGTTTTAGTTGCCTCAATCAACACATATTCCAAGTTTTCCATCAATGCATCAACATTCATCAATCTGCCTCCAACACCCGATTGATTTCATGGTTTATTCGCTTATCCAAGGTATCAATCGCTTTTTCTTCAACGCTTTTCATTACATTTTCATTTCCAACCATTTGAGGTATTGATGGTCCATAGAGTTGTTTTAGTGGATATCGCTCTTTTCCAGCTCTGATAAACACCCCTTTGTATCCATTTTTCATCGTTTGTAAAAATGCATGTTTTATTGGTTTTTTCGCACCAGTTTTTTTCACGCGGGCTCTTACCGGATTATCCTTACTGACATCAAACTTAATCAAAGGAATCGGGCCACCCATAGATTTAATTCTTCCGATTGGTGCTGATGCTGTCGCATTCGTCACCTTTATCGTACCGCGAACGTCTTCTGCCTTAATCACATATTCCTTGCGCACTGCCCGGACGATTTCCGCCCTTGCCGTTGTTAAGCTACGATTAATCGCAGACGCTTGCGCTTTTGGTAATGCTCCTGGTATTCCTCCCAAAAGTCTTTCAACGCGCTCAATTTGCGAAGCATTGAATTCAATCATGTTTGCCGTGCCTCCAATATGATCTCCAGCATATCATTCCCAATACAATCCACTACGTAATAGTAGTCATCATCTACTCTTATTTTTTGTTCCGGTTCTGGACGGTAACCAAGAGTTTTAGCTGAAATAAACAATCGACGGCGCATATTATATACGCCGTCGATTTTATTCACAGATGATTTATCTTCATCGAGGATGCAGATGACTGTCTCTTTATCGATTAAGTGGCTTTCGGCAAATTCGTCTGTATTCAAAAACACTTTATCAATGTCTGCCGCTAAAATGTCCTTAAATGACATTAGTCAATTTTCACCCGAACTGTAGTACCTGCCGAAGTTTTTGCAGTTACAGCAAACCCTGCTAAGACTCCGCTGTTGGTTTTATCGATATTGCTATTGGTCTTATTCCAATAGACTGCATCACCAGCAGCAATTTCAAGCGGCGCGGCGGCTGGTAATTCCCAAATTTCCGTTACTGCCAACGATCCCGTTGCCCCAGCAGCAATCGGCTCTAAAGCTATGCCAATTTTAGCGGCTAATGGCACTACCTCAAGATAACCGACGTCACTCGCCGCCGTATAATCAATAATTTCTCCTTTTTGCACATGAACAGCTGTTGCCATTCTTCATTCCCCCTTATTTGTTTTATACTCCTGTAGATTTATACAATCCACGGAAATCAATGAGATTTACGCCAAAATCAAGATATATTCTCCACTTAATGCCAAGCGTATTGAAAAGCACCGTGCTTTCCATTGTCGGCTGGTCGACACCGTTCAAATAAGTAACTTCGACTGACGGGCATATGCCTGGAGCGGCTGACAAATACCATGGAGCTGTATCTTCAAGCGTTGGATCTGCTACAACCGACAGTTTATTTGCAAAGGGATTGGGTGTCGCATTGTTTTTGCTCGGGTCAACAACGGACGAAATCAACTGTGCTGCCGTAGTTTCGAGATCCACCGGCACAATCAGATAAGCCGGCTGAATGTTCAAGGCTTCTTTGCCGCCGATATTTTTTTGTTTAGCCATTGCTGCTTTTGCTAAACTAAGACTAGCAACACTCAATGAGCCAGCCCCAAGATTTTTATGATTTGCGTGGAATAATGTGGCATTTTCAATTGTCGGATTGTCTGTAAGAATCTTATAGACCAAACGGTTGATCATGCGACGAGCTGCAGCACCATATAGTGCCGGAATTCGATTAAGAGCACCCATATCATCATTGATGATTGCCTGGCGATTAATACCAAAAGATTTTCCATAGGTTGCAATGCTGGTCTTGGCGCTTGCTTCGCTTATCTTCGAATCCTTAAATTCTCCAGTCTCACCAATTTTTTCGAGTTCATCGGCCTCGCTCAATCTGTAGCGTGTAGCATCCTTGAAATCAGTATTCGACCCCTTCGCTGTCCAAAGCTGGAATGTCGTTGGAGCTGTCTGGTATGCCTGAGCCATTGATTTATTGGCTACATTAGATAAAATCCCAGGGAATGCTCCCGTTCCGCTCAAGGCTTCGCGAATCAGCGTTTCACTATCTGCATAACGCATGTCCTTTCCGCTCTGTCGTTCAACACAATCCTGCGCCAAGCGCATAAGACTCATTCCCCGGAAATCTGTCGCCCCATCTACTGGTTTTTCAATGGACATTCCCGCACGTATAGCCATGCCATCAACTGCGGCCGAACGGAATTTTTCAATGTCTTCCACCCCAACGGAAACCTTTGTCGGCTCGTTAGTCTTCATTGCTTTTCCCAAAACAATCTTACGGACTTCGTCAACGGTTTTCCCGCCCGAAATATATTCCTGTGGGTCGATGCTAAAGGCTCGACACATCGACCCAATTTCGGCCACTCTGGCACGTTCTGCGGCTATTCCTCTTTCTACTGCACCATTTACATCTGGTGGTTCAGTTGGTGCCATTGGCGGCATTGCCCTTTGCTGGCCTTTTTCTTCCGGCGGTGCATCCGGCGTGGTCTGATTCTTTGACATATTTGTATTCTCCCCTTCTTGTTGTGATTCAGCGGATCTTCCGACACCAACGCCTGGGTCGGCTGGAACGCTAACAATTGATATTTCATAAGGTGTCCATCTAACTGCCACCGAACACGGACCTGTGAATCGGCCGTTTGTGCTTACAGCATTCGCGTTGACTTCTTCCCAGACGTTGACTTGATACCCTACAGAAACACCCTTCAACGTACCCGAAAGCACTTTCTGATAGATTTTTTCTGCATCCTCATCAGTATCAAACTTTACTGTCGCTTTCCCTTTTTTGGCTGTTTCGTCGATTTCTACCGACACAACCTGTCCAATCGGCATATTCGAATCGTGATTAAACAGCAAAACTCCAATTTCTTGCAACCGTGATAAATCAACTGCATCTGGATCATGGCTCAATATTTCCGGCCCAAACCAGCGAGTGTACGGCATTTCGCTCGAAAATGAAAGCTCAACCGTGCGGTCGTCTTTTACGGCTGCACGGTTGAGCGTTAACGGGCGAAACCTTTTTTCATTTTTGTTTTTACTCATCATTTACCCCCTTATGATT